ATCTGAGCAGAGGTTATTTTTGGGTCATCTTTAATTTGTGTGGCAATAGTAGAAACTAGAGTCTTTTCATCTCCAAGTATTTCTGCTATTCTTTTGAAGTCTACACCATAGTGTACGTTAGGAACCTGAGTTCTTGTTAATGGGGTTCCAGAAAGAATGTCTTTGGCTGCAGTGATGTCTTTAGGTTCAACTGGTCTACCAGCAACCTGAGCGATTCTTTCAGCAATGCGACTAACTGAATCTCTAACGTCTTTTACAATGTATGCTTCCCCACTTCGTGGGTCAAGGTTGACATAGTTTTGTTCATTAGCGATTTCTTTTAGTTTTGCTTTTTTACTTTTACCAATGTCTCTAGCAATGTAAAGAAATGTTTCGTTTAATACTTTAAGTTGTTCTTTTGTCATGCCAGTTGTGTCAACAGCACGAACAAGGATAGCAGTTAATGCCTCTTCTTCAAATCTTTCAAGTTCCTGAAAGCGAGCAGTGTCTGTTTTTAGTGAAGAAAAAGCATTGTAGTAATCCTGTTGTTGCTTTGCACTAAAGCCTGCATCTTGTGCTGCAGAAATAATACGAGCACGAAATTCCTTGTTAGCAAAGTCACCAACTTCACCAGCAATAGTTACAGAACCTGCTGGAACTTCACGTGCTTTGTAGTTGCGACCAAAGTAACCTACGGTACGAAGCGCGCGGTAAGAGGTTCCGGACATAGCCTCGGGGTCAAACTTGTGTAAAGCAGCAGCACCTAGTGAATCAACGCTAGCGTCATAGTCGGTAAACCATCCACGACTATTAATTTCAACTGCTTTAGCACGTTGATATTCAATAAACTTACTGCGACTCCATGCAAGTTCCCCACCAAGTTTACCTACAACACCACCTTCGCCTTCTACTGAGACGATAGTGCGACCTGCATCAAGTTCTTTTTGTGCTGCTTCTCTTTCAGCAATTAATTTTTCTTTACTTTCTTCAAGATTTTTTAATTGCTTTGGGGTAAGTTTAGGTACGTTACCAATTGGACTCTTTGAGGGAATACCATCAATCTGATTATTAATGGCGGTAATGTCACCTCTGATTGTATTAAGAGTTTCACTTAGGATTGAATCCTGAGCCTGGATTCTAGAAATTGCTTTCTCGTCACCAAGTCCTGCTTTTAATACTTCAAAGATTTCATCTCTACCACCAACAGCGTAAGCCTCATTCATGGCACGAGCAACTGCGGTTGGGTTCTGTGAGTTAGCAATAATTGGAACTGACTCTAGGGCGAGATAGTTTCCAATGTTCTTCTCGATTGAATCAGCAACGATAGAAACAGAGTTTTCTTTTCCTGCTTTAGCAGCGTCCGCTTCATCAACAAGTGTAGCAAGATTATCTCGACCAAACTTTAGTGGACCTTTTATCTGTGTGCCACGTACACCCATAGCAGCAAGACGTGTAAGTTTTGCAACCTTACCACCAAGCACAAGTGGGTCAAAGAAAAAGTTCATGGTGCCATCAACGGCACCAGAGATACGCTCAGCAGCAGTGTTGTCTTTTTGGAAGTAGTCAGTTACACTTTTCTTATCAGACCAGTTAACTTTGTCTGCACCCTGCTTACCAGGAATGTACCGTGAAACTAAACCAACCGAAGCCTGTCCAATTGTAACGCCATTCTTAGAGCGTTCCCATGCTCGGTTCCATGTCTCACGTGGATTAAGACCATCTTGACCAATATCTTTAACGGTCTGAAGAAAAGTGGACATTGGGCGAGCAACGCCAACTCGGTAAGGCTTATCAAGTTTTTCAATAGCACTTACGTTTCCCTCATCAGAAAGAAAGTTTACAATACTTCTAGAAACATCTCCAGTTTTGCCTTCTTCATCACGAGCAGTATTTGCTACGCCTTGAAGGGCGCGATTGGCTAGGCTACCAGGTGCCTGTAAAACACTATCAAGGATATTCTTATTGGTAGCCATTATAGGTCACCAATTCTTTCTCCATTGTTAAGTTCTAATATTTGGGTAATGAATTTGTTGCGGTCATCTGAAGACTCCCAATCAACTAATCCAAATGGGAATGCTACTTCAGAATTCTCTACACCAAAAACATTAACGAATGCCGCTACGTTTTCTTGTAAATTCATGCTTGTTCTGCCGTAACCTTTACGTAGTTTACTAATGCTCTAAATGATTCTGGTGCATCTTCTTGAGATGACATAAGTTCTAGTGCTGGCATGTATTTCATAATCATGTCATAGTTGCCAGCCATTTCGGCTGCAGGAGTTCTTCCTGGACCTACAGGTAAACCAGATGTAACTGGTTCATTAGGTCGTTCGCTTGGGTCAAACAAGCCAGTTACTGGTCCACCGACAGGTGCTGAGGTAGGCATAGCAGGGGCTACACCCATAACTGGATTGCCAGCCATAGGAGCACCACTCTGTGCTTCTTCTAGTGCCTTACGTTCGCCGTACTTGCCACCACCGGACATCTCACGGACACCCTGAACTGCTGACTTGCTAGATGGTCCACCATCTGTACGACGTGATAACTTACCAGGTCCTGAAACTGGAGCAGGATTGGCTGGTCTACGGTACCCACCTTGTTTAGCCATTTTGCTTTCCTCGTTTCACAATCTGTATTTTACCACCGCTATTAACATCAAACTTAATAGCAGTACGCATTGCTTGTCTAATTGTAACACCAGCGTGATATGCACCTAGTGCAAGTTCTCCGCCAGTACCCATTGCATAGATTCCTGTATCGGTACGTAGTACCGAGTAGTCTTCAGCAATGTAGTAAATCTTATTATCTAAACCGATGAGAAATGAAAACCCATCTTCTTTTTCTAAAGTAGTCCCAGTAGAATCATGGGCTCTCTTTATCTCTGGCACAACCTTGCTAACCATGAAACGGTATCCGTCAGTTCCATCGTATCTAGGTAGTTTCCATCCATATTGGACAACATCACAAAGTCTCGCATTTCCTGCACCAGCAATTACATAATCACCGTCTTCGGTAATTTTTCTAACATCACTGTGCATGTAGGGGCGTTCATTTGCAGTGACTTGACTATCTGCTGCAAATACGAAACCATTGTCGTATTGTACGGCAAGAATTGTTGTCATGGTTATCCACCAAGTTGTGACAAGATTCCAGCCAAGTCCATAGGCGGTTGCCCCCCAGCAGGACCTGCAGGCGGAACTTGTTCCTCGGTCGGAGGTACTGGTTCTTCTGCTGGGGCAGCACCCTGACCCATAGACTGAGCAACCAATTCTTCTGGTGTCATCTGTGCAGGTGCTTGTGGCTGTTCAGGAGTTGGCTCTGGTTTTGGTTTTTCAAATACCTTGACAACTGCTTCTTCAATTGCATTACCTTTACGGCGAAGGTCAATGACCTTTGCAATCTGTTCCACAATACCTGATGGGTCTTGTCCTTGCATAGCCATCTGTGGGATTGCTTGTGCTAAAGACGCTAGCGATGCTGATAATGAATCACGCATTCGCTCTATATCAATGCGCTCTTGTTCACCTGAAACATTCATGCTCCATGGTAACTCTCGCATGATAAAATCACGGGATACTAGATTGGCTTGCAAAGCCTGTAGCGAGAAGATAAGTGCACGTGATGGGTCAAGTCCAGCCATAAGACCGTAACGAACTTGAATGGTGTAATCACCAGCAATATCTTTTGCTGGGTCGTACTTGAATTCGTATGGCGCACCATTAAAGGTTCCACGTTGCTTCTTCTCGCCTGGGAATAACTTTTCATCCATCTCAAAGCAAAGAGCAATTACTTCTTCAAGTGCTTCACCGATAATCATCTGCATAGCCTTGATTTGAGAATCAAAGCCACCCATAAGTGCCTGAACACCAGAGCCAGTAATAACACTAGCGTCAATGTTTCCGGAGCGACCTTCAGGGTAACGTGAACCCATACGCATTTCTGTTTCCAGAATCTGCTGTTCGGTAAATGCACCGGTAGGTAGTTCTAGTCCTACACGGCGTACGCCTGCAGGGTTGTTAGTACGAAGGATTGCATCTGGACCAAATGCAAATTCCTGTAAATCTTGGGGAACAACAATAGGAGCCTGAACTGATTTTTCGGCTGCTTCCATTGCCAGAAGGGAAAAGCGTGCTCGTGCAATCTGCACCCATAGCACATCATCAAACTGTCCACGTGGGTCATCAACATCAATACCTGGGCGACGAGGCACGACGACAGCAAGTTTGCCTAAAGGATTCTTTGCTTTACGCAACACTAACGAGTCACGCTGTGGCAGGAACATGACGATTTGGTCTTTATCCTGGTAGTGCATGACATCTAGTTCGGTGTTTAGGTCTTGGTCTTTGAAGCCAAGTTTACCTAGGATACGTGATTCGTACTCTGGGAAATCAACAATGAGTTCGCGAATAGTCTTCAAGTAACGCTTAGTGTATGAAACACATTTTCCATAGCGGTCATACTCTGGGTAAGCACCCATAGGGTTTTCTATGCGAATGCGTGGCATACGAGCCTCAAAGTCAGGCTCTACAACAATGGGCATGTAGGCATAAGTAAATGCCCAGTCTGCTCCAGTGTACATCTGGGTCTGTAACCCAGAATTCTGAACGTAGTTATTAGCAATCATGCTTCGCTTATCTGAAGCCTTGCGAGCGGAATCGCTCGTGCTATTAACAGTTGAGCAGTTAAATGATGGCAGTGGTGCCAACACTTCTGCTAGGTCTCGTGCCACAACGTCACAGAAGTTAGCAATCATAGGCTTAGAGATGCCTTCAGGGAACATATCTGGGTAGACTGCTTCCATGTTACCACGGCGAACCATAGTAATATCTCGCATGCGCTGGTCACGTGCAGAGTACCGGTCCTGAAGGGACAGTACCTTACCTGTGATTTGTTCAATACTTAGCATGATAGCCTTAAATGTAGAGTAATGATTGTTCTGCAGCAAGTTCGTCTAAGTCAAAGACTACTCGCTGTGCATCATTACGGCGTGTTGCGTACCTGTTGTATGTATGGTAAATCTTGTTACCTGATTGCTGTACAAGTTCTTTGGCGCGAAGTTCGCAGAACCAAAGAGCCATAACACAGTCGGTCTTGTTCTTGGTGTCTGGCTTCCAAGTAATTAACTGGTTAACCAGAGCCTTGATGTGTTCATTCGTATTATCTGGTAATTCAATCAGGTTATCGTTTTGGTGTTTACCCTCACGGATAGAGCCAAATAGTCCTGACATACCAGCAACACCAAAGTTTGTGTCCCACTTGTTCTTACCAGTGAATTGCTCACTGAATCGGACACCCCGATTGGCAAGCCACATACGAAGGTCTTCATCCAACGCGAAGGCTTTTTGGAATGCGTTAATTTCAATACGCAGTTCCATCGGGTTATACTTGGTAACCCATTCTTCAATGAGGTTACGAATCTTTGCTGGAGTAGGTTCTGTCATGTTAAACACATCTAGAACCATGCGTTGGCCTGTTTGCCGTTCTACGGCATAGGCCACCATAGCAGAGTTACCTACCATGGCTGGGTCAAATCCTAGGATGGTTACCCATTGTCCGTCTCGTGGATGTCCTGGAGTACCGGGCTTGATAGTACCAGGCTTGCGCATGCGGTTGATACACGCATTAACGGAGATAAGTGGGAAGATTGCATCTTCTTCCACATCTTGCTGCTGGTATACAAGAGCCCAAGTAGAAGGGTTAACTTCACTGCGGCGGTGGAATAGTCTCTTGCCATCCCACTTCGGGAAGTATCCATTTTCATCCTGTACTAAAAGTTCTGCGTCGTACTCTGGGTCTGCCCCATCCCATACACGGTCTGAGTGTGGCCATAGGGTTACCCAGTCTTCTGGCTTATCTGCATACTCCAGAACCGCTGGCATAGCCAGGTAGGTAAATGGGGACTTATCGCCAGACCAGTTATCTGGGTTACGAATCTCTTTGTATAGGTCAATAGAGGATACACGGGTACCTGCAATAACTAGGGTACCGGTAGCACCTACACGGGTGATAACCATCTTCTGTAGCCAGTTAAGTTGCTTTTCCCACTCATGGGCGTTAGTGGTGGTGATAACGTCATCTAGGATGATGAGGTCGGCACGAGTACCGTAAATCTGCTGACCCATACCAATAGCCTGTACGGTAGGGTCTTTCTCTCCAGAGTCACGCTCTAGGTAGATTCTATCCTGAGTCCACTGGTCTGCGGTGGCTTGGTAGCCTCCAGCAGGTCCGTATACGGATTGCATCTTAGCCCAAGCAGGCTCTGTGAGCCGTTGCTTGATTGAGAAGAGGAATTCCTTGGCGCGAGCCTGAGTCTGGGATACTACCACAATACGGATATTTGGGTCCATGGCAATGCGGTAGGCGGCATAGCCTACAGTTAGGACTGTGGACTTGGCATGCTCAGGGGGTACGTTAATTAGCAGGCGACGACGGTTGCCTGGCTCATAGGTCATGGACTCATGCAGGTAGGTAGGCTCGTTACCCTCTAGAACGTCAATCCAAGACTGATGGTGTGGGAACACCTCAGAGTTCAGGAACTCCTTGGAGAACGTAGCGTAGTCGATATTCTTGCCAGAGGCTAGAGTCTCACCAAATAGTTTATTGGATTCTGTCCGCGCGGCTTCTAGACGCGAGGCAAACTTCCCATCACGGAGCCAGGTCTTTAGGGCAGGCAGTTTACGGCCTGTTAGTCCTAGGGCGGTATGTTCGTCAATACCGGAGGCTACAGAGGCTAGGAACGCAGCCTGGTCCTGTTCGCGCCTTACTGTGAAGTGATGGTTCTCTCCGCTTTTAGCAGACACAATTAACCTCGTAAAACTAGACAATAAAAACTACATATAAAGC